TGGTTTCACCTTTAATGCTTCATCAGGTTCAGCAACATTCACAAGAACTGCAGCGAATGCTGTAATATTATCAGATAGTAGAGCAGTTGGAATTTTAACAGGAATCCCATTTGGATTAAATGATGGTGAATTTAAAGTTGAAGTGAATAGTGCTTCGGCACAACCCTTCGCCGTTGGTCTTTCACGACCTCAAATACAAGCAGAAACTTATGAAAATTCACTGATTACAGCGTCTGATGTATCTTCAGTATCAAGACGTTATTCTGGAGTAAGAGGTCTTGATGAAAGAACAGCACCATTAGAAAATAATGAACTTTATATAATTAATGCTTCTGGAAATTTCGGTCAGATTAGAGGTCCTTATGAAATGTATGATTATGTTTTTATACAAGATGAAAGTGATAATATTACAATTGCTGAAAGAGTATATGTTCCTGATCATGAAGTATATCAGTTGCAAGAATTAGCATATTGGGAAAATGGATTCACAGGTTCAACAGGTTCTAAATTAACCAAAGCACAATTTCACGCTTCTTGGGATGGAGTAGAATTCAAAGGCAAGGGAGACGAAATAGAACTTTTTTTCAAGAGGAATGGTTCTTCTGTTGCCGATAAGGTTGTATCATCAACCTTGAATGAAGGTCCTGGAAACTCTTTCAATCCAATTGGCTCTACAACATATGCTCTGTATCCTCAAATGAACGTATGTGAAGGAAGTTTAAAGATTACTAAATATGAAGGTCCTGGAATCACAACATATAAATATCCTACTTTCGAAACAGGAACAGGATTTACAAGATATACTCCTGGAGATGATATGTTTTCTAATGAAGCAGTTGTAGAAGTTGCCGAAGAAAAACATATTAACGTCACAAGAACCCTTGCTTCTAATTCGGTTGATTCAGTTGTCACAAGGTGCGATGAATCCGCCCAAAAATTAATTCATTCAGAAGTAGATGGCGATTATGTTTATTCAAATCTAAATTCAGATGACGGAGTTGATTTCGTTCATATATTAACTGTGAATAGATTTACTCTTCCCAATACAAATGATACATTATCGCAGGGTCAAGCATTCCCTAATATGGGAGGGAAACTTGGTTTCAGAGACAGAGCATTTTTAATCAGTAATGATGACGCAGGTTATGTTTCAGGGGACGATACATTAACAATTAAATTTACTTCTACAAGCGAACTAAATAAGACAAACATAGCAAGTTTCATTAGAATCCCTAACCTGACACATAAATCTTTTAATGGCGGTCAGTCAGGTCTTTCAAAGATAATTTATCAGTTGCCCCAGTTCGCTAATGGCGGAAATCAGTATGGTTCATTATATTTTGAACCTGGTGAAAAGACTTATGTTAAATTACATAATCCTTCTAAAATGATTCTTAATATGCTACAAGTTCAAGTAGTAGATTCACACGAAAAAGAATTAGATTCATTAACTGGTGATACACAGATTGTTTTCCATGTTCGCCAAGCAAGGATGTAAGTCAAATCTTCTATTGAAGATTTCATATACTTCCATTCGGAAGTATGTCATTATTTAGTCATTATTTTTTAAAATTTAGTCATAAAATTATTTTATAATTAATAATAAATGACTGATTGTTTTCCTGAAATGGTTATGCCTCCACCTGAACCTGAACCTGAACCGATGCCCCTCACCGATGAAGTGATACAAGAGCAATTAGATATTGAAGAAGCAGAGGCAGAGTATGAAGTAGAAGAAGTTGAAGACTTTGAAGAAGAAGAAGTTGTTCCTGAACCTAAACGCAGACCAAAGATTCCACAGGATGAAATATTTTCACCACCAAAAGTAAAGACCATTCTTGAAAAAGAACCTCCACCTGAAAAACCAAAAGGAAGAACAAAGGCAGGGGTCGGCACAAGAAAAAAAAGAGGTCCTGCTACACCTGAACAACTTGAAAGACTTGCGAAGGGAAGGGAAAAAGCAAAAGAAACAAGATTAAGAAAAAAGAAAGAAAAGGAAGAAGCAAAGGCAAAAGAAAAAGCAGACAAAGAACTTATTGAAGCAGTCAGGGAAAAGGAACGTCAAAAATTAAGAAAGAAATTAGAAGAACCAATTGATACTCCTTCAGCACCGCAAGTGAAAGTTGTTGAAACAGAAAAGGTTATTGAAAAAGGATACTCCCAAAAAGATCTTGATGACGCTGTCGCAAGAGCAGTAGAACAATCTGTTAATAGAGTTGAAACCCTTCGTAAAAAAAGAAAAGAAGAAAAAGCAAAAGCATTAGCAAAAAAGAAACACGATGAAAAGGTCTTTCAGGAAGTTAATAGAGCATTGAAGAATGATGTCTGGGCAAATTGTTTTCTTTAAAAATTTAATTTATTAATTTAAAATTATTTTCTTTATTTTAGTAAATGGTTCATTATAAATATATTGAAATTGGAACGAGTGATTTTGCTACTTTAATAAATAAATATCCAAATGATATTGGATTATCTGTTGAACCAATTAAAAGTCTTTTAGATAATTTACCTGATAAAAAAAACAATACAAAAGTTAATTATGCTATTTCTGATAAAACAGGAACTGCTGAATTTTATAAATTAAAAGATGAATTTTTAGAAGATAAAGAACATAGACAATATGAAAGGGGAATGTCAAGTTTAGTTGGTGCATCTAATGAAGAAAAAAGAATTACAAAATCTGTCAGGTTTGAAAGGTTTGAAAAAATTAATGTTCCAACAAAATCATTAGAAGACTTCTTCAAAGAATATGATGTGGAAAGTGTTGAATATTTAAAATTAGATACAGAGGGTTTTGACATTAATATTATGAACCAATTGTATAGAACAAATATAAGACCAAAATGGATTAAATTTGAAAGTTGTCATAGTTCAGAAGAAGAAATAAAAAATATTTTAGACTGCTTTTCTTCATATGATGTTAGAAGAACCAAGAATGATATTTATTTAAATTTTATTAATACAAAAAATAATGTAATAAATAAATAAATGGAAGCATCCCAAGGTCCGAGAGTAATCCCTGTTAAAGACCCAGACCCTGTGCCTAATAATAATCCTCCTCTACATCCTAATCTTCCGCAAGTCGACGGATTTGGAGGGGGAGCATTAGTATTATTGGTTTCACCTGTTCGCACAGGAAAATCAACATTAATTTCTAATATGTTATTAAACGACCAGTTCTACGACGCACAAGATAGATTTGATAATACAACTATTATCAGTAATACAATTGCTAATGATATTACATCAAGATTTTTAAGGAAAGCATTTGATACGCATGACCATTATGACGATTCTATTATTGATGGAATTGTAAAAACCCAGAAAGGATATGAAAAAGAAGAACAACCAGAAATCGCTGTTGTTCTTGATGATTGTTTAGGTTCAATTAGAAGGGAAGCAAAGATTAATCATCTTGCTTCACGATTCAGACATTTCAATATAAAACTATTAATTATTTCTTCACAAAATTTCCGTGCTTGTAGTCCAATCATTAGACAGAATGCTACGAATGTAATTGTAGGAAGTCCTTTCCCTAACCAGAAAGAATTAGGCAAGATGGCTGAAGAGTATGGTGATGTCTTTGGAGGTGCTGAAAACTGGTTAAAAATATACGCTCAAGCGACTCCCAATAGATATGATTTCCTTCATATGGATTTCCAGAGTAATCCTCCAAAAGCATTTCATAATTTCGAAACCTTAATCGCAGAGGGTCAAAAGATTTTAAATTCACCTGATTAAAATAATATATATATTTCTATATAAATATGGGAGATTTTTACGGATCACATGCACAAGCATTCGCAACAGCAAATCAGTTGGGACAACATGCTGCAGATGTTAATGAACTTCGTTCTAATGGTTGGAAGACCCAAACATTAGCATATAAAACATTAGACCATCAGGAACAAGATAAACAAGATAAAGATGTTAAATCTGACGTTGAATCTGACGTCACTAAAATTGATACTGTCTATGGAGTTGGAAGAGCAACAGCACGTGCAGGATATGGTGCTGCACTTGTCGCAAAGCAAGGAGGTTCTGCAACGGAAGCATATAATGTCGCAACCAAAGCACTTGGTGAATTCGGTGAAGGAACTAAATTATTCGGCAAAGGAGCAACAGCAGTAAAAGATATTGGAGGTGTTGAAGGAGTTATTGCTTCAGCATTAGTGAAAGGTGGCGGTGAAACTTTCGCAAAGGTCGCTGCAAAGGGAGTTGGTCTTGTTGGAACTGGAATCGCTGCATATCAGGACATAGATAATTTCGTTGAAACAGGCAATCCATTTAATACAAAGGACGCTGCAGGAAATGTTGTCAAACAGAATCTGGGTGTCGATATTGGAAACGCTGCAACTCTTCTTGGCGGAGCATTAGATGTTGGCGTCGCTTTAACTGGCGGAGCATTAGCACCTGTCGCTGCAGCAGTGAATCTTTTCGCTGCAGTAGATTCAGCAGTCGCAGGAGTAGAACAAGACAAGGAAGAAAAACAACAGGACGAAAAGGATGTGAAACCTGGTCCTGCTCCAACCCAAGTTGCTCCTCAAGCATTCGCTCAATATGGAATACTCGCTAATCAGGCACATAATCCTCTTAATCACATAAATTAAGCGAAGCAATACTTTAAATTTTTTCATTCTAATATTTTTTTATTTCAATCTTTATAAAGTAAAGATGCCGAGAGTAAAAGCAGGTGAAATGTCTTTAAATGAAATACGTAATTTAGCACGTCAGCACAACAAAGCGTCCCAGATTAAAAATATTGATACATTATCAAGAAAAGCATTAATTGATGAAATAGAAAAACAAGGATACGAAGTCGACCATGAAAGAAAAAGAATTGTAAAAAAATCTATGAATTCTATTGAAAGAAAAAAACAAACTAAAAAGATTGCTCCTGAAGGTGAAAGGAAACCCCAGAAAAAAACTAAAAAGAAGATGTTAAAAGAAGGCGGTGAAAAACCTCCTATGGTTAAATCTAAACCGAAGGCGAAACCTCCTCCAATTAAACCTGCTCTTGAAAAACAGAAAAAGAAAAAGGAAGAAAAAGAAAAGAAAAGAAAACAATTAATATCTGGTTCATCATACGGCAAATAATTAAAAAATTTGATAGTTGCTATTACAGAAATAATATTATATAAATAAAGAAAAGTTTGAAAAAAAAAATTTGATAATTTATTGCAGGAAAACAGTAATTTTAAAAAAAATGGGTGTTGAACTGATTCTGGGAATGGAAGAAGTAATTAACTATCTGAAAGAACTTGAAGCAGAAAACAAGAAACTAAAAGAACAGAATGAATGTGTTCAGCGACAGATTGAAAGTGTCTGTAAGGCGAATGATGAACTAAAAGAAGAAAACAAGATACTAAAAGAAGAAATAGAATGGAAGAATATAACCATACGAAAAGAGGTAAATAGGAACAAGAAACTTGAAGAAGAACTCCTTGCGTCCAATACTGCACTTGAAATTGTGAAGGATGAAAATGAAGTCAATAAGGACAATATGAAGAAATTTATGTCAGAAAACAAGAAACTTAATAAAATGATAAAGTATCTTCCAAATGATATGGAAGATAAGTGGTGGTGTGAAAAGAATGAAAAGTGGAGGTGGGAAGGTGATGGTTATCTTTCAGAAATTGATGATGATTATGAAGAACCAGATTCACCTTAACTTAAATTAAAACGTTTCTTATACGCTGATATATTTTCTTTACGACTAGTAGAATTTCCCCATAGAATATAATATGATAAAAACCCTGCTCTTGTATAATCGCCTGTAGATAAATCTTTTTTATGTCGACTTCTATATCTTTTTCTTTGTTCTTTATCTTTTGTTAATGTATAATCATCCATTCCTGCTGCACCGAAGTGCGTAGTTTTAGTTCTTCCATTATCCCTGGTGAAAATCGCCATCAGTTTTTTTCCAGGTTTATTACTCTTTTTTATTACTACAGAAACCATTTATAAGATATTTTATTTTTTTAAAATTCACCTGAAAATAAAATGTTAATAAAAGTATAATTATGAATCAGCATTTAGAAATCGTTCCGAGCAATATTACTTCGGATGGAAAACTTTCTTACAAGAACGGTCAGCCGACCATCCAATTATTAATTGGTGCACAGGACAGATTTATTGTTCCTGGAAGTGTTCGCCTCTGCGGTGAAATCACTATTAAAAAGAATGATACGACCCTTCCTGTTGAAAGTGATGGGATTCGTATGAATGAGCGTCTTGGCGTTCATTCTGTTATTGATACTCTATCAATCTTTTCCCAGCGTTCTTCGCAGACCATAGAAACTATTAATCATCACAATCGTTTCATGTCTTCTTATCTATCGGTGACGCAGTCGCAGGGAGACTTCGCTTGTCATGCCTACGAAACTTCTCTTCGTTTCCCCAACTACAAGGCACAGCAGTTAGGAGTCATTCAAAATACTCAAGCAGACCCATCTACAGGCGATTCGCCCAACTCTTTCTGTATCCCTCTTGTCAGCGGTCTATTTTTAGGTCAAGACCCAATCCCTCTTTCTAACTCTTGGGGTGTTGGCGGACTTCTAATTGAAATCCAACTCTCTCCGGATCAGAATGTGTTATTCTCCGCAGATAATAGTGATACTAATCTATTGGATTCATACTATGAACTTTCTAATGTTCGTCTAATCTGTGAGGTTCAGACTCCAGGGGAGGACTTCAAACCCCAGATGACAAATACTTTCACTTACAACTCTATCAGTTCCTACTACAATACTATTAATTCAAGGAATGCTGTATTAAATTTCAACCTTGGATTGAAGTCTGTTCTTGGAGCATTTATGAATGTTGTTCCATCAGCACATATTAATAGTTGGACGAGGGACGGTCTTGCTACGCTAAATTTCACAAACAAGACTGGTTCCAGAGCGAAGGTCAATCAACTTGTTTTCACCAGAGCAGGTCAGCGTGTTCCATTAGAATATAATATTGATACTCTACAGAAAACAGAAAAGGCAGGATTTATTAATGAAAACGCTGACGCACAGATTGTAAGAAACTACATGAATGCTGTTCAGAACTTCGCAAAGATTAATCGCACTTCTGTTGGTCCTGAAACTTATCGCTCTATCGGTTATGGTTCGGATTCTACTTTCTCTGAAGCCAAGACAATCATTAAGGGCGGTTCGGCATGGGGAATGGGTGTTGCTTATGATAGTATTAGTAATCAGGGTCTCGACTTCGGTCAGGTTCCATTCGGTGTTCAGTTAGACCTTGAATTAACCAGCGACCATCCTAACGCAGTCTTCTTGTTCGTTCATTCACGACAGACCATCGTATCCAGTGAAAACTCTATTCAGGTTATGAAGTAAATCCATATTTTAAAATTAACTTTAATTTTTTTTATTTTCATTAAATATAATAATGGAAACGCCGTCGCAACCTCAAGCATCACAAATCCCAGACCTTGTCAAAATTGGTTCAGTCGCTACTGATACTGCAATTAATGTTCAGACAGATATTCTTGACCCAGTTATTTTTTCGGAAAGGGAGGCACGATTTGTCCTTGACAACAAGGGCATCCTTCACTCCAATTCCAGAATCACTTTCTCTACGGAGGGAGATACAAACGCATCAGGCGGTGATGGGAATCACGCCAGAGCATTTTTCCCAGCAAATGTTGGTGTTCATTCGCTAATCCAACGTGCTGCACTTCGTGTCGGCACCAAGACTGTATGTGAAATTGAAGATTATGCTCACTTCGCTGCATATGAAACTACATTCCTTCCTCCTGACGCAATCAAGGAGCGTGAAGGTGTAATGAGTGGTCGTTTCATGCAGATTGCTCCAACTCTTCAGGAGCGTTCTGCTTCTTTTACTTCGGCATCTAATAGTGCTTCTATCACAGAAAGTCTTACTGAAGCCAAGAGTATCCAAATTGACAATGGAACTTGCCCTACTCTTCAAGACGCAGTCTCTACATATTGGAAACCAATCACAAGACAAACAGTTCCTGACCCTTCACGAGTAATCTTTGATTATCAGAAGGAAAGTAATAAACCAACTTATTCTATTATGTTAGCAGACCTCTTCCCCTTCCTCAAGACCAATCAACTTCCGCTCTTCATGATGACAGAGCAAGTTTCTATTCATTTAACTTTCACTCCTCGCCAAACTGGAACAGAAAGTCTTCGCATATCGAATACTGGAAGTGCTACTCTTGCGAATGATTGTAATTTAACCAGAGGTGATTGTCAGATGATTTCGGATTACATTTTTTATCCCCAGGATATGATGGAGCAGTATCGTCAAGCGAACTCTAATATGCAGTTCAGTTATGTTGATTATCAGTTCGTAAAGCGAACGGTTTCTGCTACTGAATTTAGTTCAGGTCTTATCCAGAATGTCGGAGGTGCTGGTCGTGTAGTTAATAAGGTCTTTGTTGCTGCACAGCAGAGCGACGAAAAGAATGATGCCTTGATGAATAACTACATCGCAGAGGGTCCTGCTATTAGCGGAACTTCTACTGGTGAAGTAAAGAACAATCTTAAATACAATGATAATTTCTTGTATCCGATTGATGTTGTAAATGACGCACGTCATTATCACAACGTATTCCAGAGTGAGGGCAGAGTTCCATACATTTCACGTGATTTATATCGTGGTGAGGGTCAGTTAGCAACGGATAATGCTGATACTCCTGGGGCAATAGATTTTGAGGGTTATACCGCGAAGGACGACCTCCGCCAGAAGTTCTTCTATACTGCTTTCCGCCTCAACAAGGGTGAGCGAGTAAATAGCAGAGGGATTGAACTCTATGATACAAGAACTACTATGGGCGGTTCTTCTACTCTCCGTTGTTGGCTTCAGGTGATGAAGGTCGCCCAACTGAAAGATGGAATGTTCTCTATGGGTTTCGCCTAACTAATATTTAAATTCATTAATTTCAATTTTTAATATATTCTATTATAAATGTCAGGATTCACCAAAACAACATTAATAGAATGTCCTCGTTCGCAATCAGACGAAGGTCTTGCGAACAATAATCAAAATCCTTCTAAATGGACTAACAGGGTTGGTGATGGGATTCACTTAAAACCAGGAGATAAAATTTCAGTTCATAGTTCATATATCAGTGAAATAGGAGCAGAAGCAGGTCAAATCCAAATTAAAGGTCAAGATCTTAATGCTTCAGTAGAAGTAGAAATAACAGAATTTACTAATACATTAAGGAGTGAAGACATCCCTACAAAATTTGGTCTTCAAAGGGCAGAAAATGTTAAAAAGACAATAAATATCAGGGATGATACATTAAATTTAGTTGTCAGTCCGTATAAATCTGCTAATGGTGAATATTATTCACATCTTCCAAGAAGATATATCAGTAAGGGAACAGATAATTTTTGGGCGACCAATCATTCAAGAGACGTTAATCCTATTTCTGGGGATATAGGACAGACTGCTCTTCCTCCGCCACCTTTAAACAGATGCTCTTCAGACCTTAATATTAAATATTGGGCGTATCGCACAGGTGCTGCACACAGCAGACATAGAATAGATGGAATTAATGATGGAAGTCGTTTCACTTTATTTAGTAGAAAAGAAACTTATTATGAAGACCCAGAAACAATCGCTGTTGGCGTCACAGGTCAAGCACATTCAGGAAGTCCTGTATTAGAATTAAAACACGGATTCACAACAGCAGAACTGGAAGTTGGAATGGTATTAAAATCCCAGTCCCCAGATAATCCTTTTGCTGAATTTGCCCCTTTTGATACAATTGTATCTATTGATAGTGATACAGAATTAACTATGTCTGCAAATGCGACAACTAATACGAATACACATAATACATTTGAATTTACTTTTCCCTCTGATATTGACGATACTGCTCTTCCACCAACAACAGCGAATAGTGAATTTGATGCTTCAACATGTTTATCGTTCAGGGATCCTGCCCTTTGGGGTGATTATATTCAAGTAAGAAATTTAATATCTGTAAAAGCAAATCCAGGATATAATTCACCAGCAGATTTAGCAGACCAATTAACCCAAGAATTAAATGATAGAACAGATATAGAAACATTTGCTTATCCAACACACTCTACGGCAAATGATTTCACAAGAGACGAAAAATTTACTTTTAAAACTGAAACTCCTTGTAATCAGGTTTATAATTGTGCGACAGCAACTAATTTCCAGAAAGAAAAATTCGACGAATGGATAAAAACAGACGGAACTTGGAATGTAAAAGACGCATTTAATTATTTAGCGAACTACAAACATATTGGAATAAAAAGACCTGAATTATATACAACTGGTCTGAAAGTAAATGGTTCATTACAAGGAGGGGATTCATATATTGATGGTTTTTCAGGTGAAAGGAATGGTTTGCCTATGTTATATTTTTATCCTCACGGCAAAGGCGACCAAGTTCTAATGACTACGGTAGATTGGACGAAAGAGAATATTTTAAGGTTCAAAGATTTCTTTGACGCACAGGCAACTTATCCTGAATTATTTGATTATACACAGAGCAATACTAAATGTGATATTAATGAAACAAGATTTTTTCATATGAATTTATACGACGAATATAACGGCTCTGAAACAATCTTCGCCCTTGATGATGCTGTCAGAGAATGGAAATTTCCGCATACAAGGAGCGATGAAGGCATTCCCCAATTGGGATATGATTTATATCAATCCTCTTATAGTTCGTCTCTTACAAGTTTCCCAATCTTTGTTGATTACAATCCTAATACAGCAGATTTAACTGAAAATGATGTCGGTTATACAGATAGAGGAAGAAATTATTTTTACGACGGATTAGAACCTGATTACGACGACTTGGCGTATGGATTCGCAAGAAAAGTAAGAGTAATAGGTCCTGAAGGTCCTGAATACTATATTGGTTTCCAATTCACAAGAACAGGCGGTGAAATCCCATCACATTTCTTTAATACAAATGCTTCGGCAAGTCCTGGGGAACCAACAGAAGTCCTTGGAGGAGGCAACAGAATATTTGGTTTTGACTGGCACTTCACAGCATATGGAACTGCAGCAATCATTTTATATAATGGAAATATGAATGAACGAGGGGATACTTTTCATACAGGGACAATTAATAATCAAGTGAAATTATATCGGTTCGCACAAGCAACAGGAGGAAAATTATATAATTTAGACCCTTTTCAATGGGGAATGTATCTTGGAGCAGATGAACCAATTATTAATTATGATATAGACCAACAAAGATTTCAAATTAGAAATCTTCACACAGCAGAAACAGTCGGTAATGTAAAAGACGCAGGTTTCGTAGATTCAGGGGGCGAACAAGTTCCAACTAATCAAAACGCAGGAGATACTTGCTACAAAATAAATAAAAGAATGCTTCGTTGGAATTATTCACCAGATATGTCTCCATATACTGATAATTTTTCTGCTTCATTTACAGGGGGTTCTGATAATGCTTACATTTCACATAATGTAGCGATAGAACCTTGGTCTATTATGGACGCTCAAAGCGGTCTTTTCGTAGAAGATTGGGTTGTTCCTGAAGAATTATGGGATGAAAGTCTTGTTGGAATTATGGGATATAGATATAATCAATTTCACAATCCAAATACAAGTTCATCAAGACAAGTTAGATTAAAAGCACACGGAGCAAATGCTGATTTAAATAATGTAAATATCATTACAACAAATGCGAATATTAGTGAAGCAGATATTAAAGGATATACACAGAATACAACTGCAGCGACACAATATACTCCTGTTCTTCCAGTAGGAATACAACCTTCAGGAACCAGTTTTGATGTTCCAGGAAGATATATCACTCCAGCCATTACTAATTCACCAGCACAATCTGTAAATATAACTGCTGAAAGACTTCCTACAAAAACATTAAGACCTTATTATACAATTCGAAGTGATATTATTTCTGAACCGAATCATGTATTAGGAGGTCTTACAAGCGGAATCACTATGCCGATTGTAGCAATTACAAATAAGGCAAACCCTTACGGAGACTTCCTGAATGGTTTTCAAGGACAGATTGAATTTACAAATACAATTGATAGAGTCTTAACAAGAATTCGTTGTAGTATCCATGAACCAGATGGCTCTGCTGCAAGATGTGATTTAGATTCAGCAGTCATATTTAGAATAGACCAACAGATTCCAGCAAAATTAGATATTGTTGGAGATTTATTACAGAGTAAAAAGAAGTCAGACCAATTAATCGCAGAAGAGGCAGAAGATCCTCAACTTCAATTTCAAAATGTAAAGTATAAACCAAAAGAATTATTTGAATAGATTTTAATCAATTAGAGTTATTTTTTAGGATTATTTTATTTTTAACCTTATTGCAATTATTCTTTCTATTTTACTTTTTACTTTCAAAATAACAAAAAATCAATTAGAGTTATTAAAATCTAAATTTCATATTTTAAGATTCATTTAAACAAAAAAATATATTGTTAGATAAAAATGGAAGAAATTCAAGAGATTTATAAAATTATTGAATATCTTGATGATAAGGGAAAAGATGAATGGTCTGCTTTACTTCACGGATTTATAATTTGGATTGATGAAAATTTATCAGATGTAGATTTATCTGAAGAAGAGGGTGATGCTGTCCCAGAGGGAGTTCCAGAAGTTCAAATAGATTCTAATGGTTTTCATTCACTCGTTTAGGTTTCTTCTTTCCCATCACTAAAAGACCTTCCCTTTCACCGTCTTCATCGACAACACCAAGTTTAATCAAGATTAATAATGTGAAAAGAACAAAATCCCTGTCCTCTGAATTAGGTTGTTTAACTAAATCATTATATCTGAAATTTTTTAATGTAGAAATAGATAATTCTTTTATTTTCTTAATATTATTTCCTTCCCTCATGGCTTCAATAAGAACCCTTAACGCTTCTTTTTTATAATTTTCAAGAGTTTTTCCATCTCCAAGAGGTCTTGAAACAATTAGTTTCTTTTTGAAATAACCATTCACAGAACCTTCACTTCCTTCGTAAATCATTTTAATTATACATAAAAAATTTTGTTTATAAATTATCAAATTTTTAATACGCTTCATAATCTTCCCATTTGGAGAACATAATATATTTCAGGGATTGTTTCAGGTTAGACAAGAATTCTTTTCCGTCATTCACATAATTATCTTCTAACCAGTCAGAATCTTTACCATCTTTGATAAGTTGTTTCAGTTCTTGGAACGCTTCATTACATTCTTGGAGAGTATAAGCGTCAGAATATTTCTTATTGAAACCATTACCTTTCACCGTTTTTTTACCATCTTTATCATAAATATCATTAAACTTTCTTCGCCAGATTGTATCTCCGTCGTAATCGTTCTTACAAGTAGGGTCGTGAATAACTATAAATAATCTTTCAATGAAATCTTTGTAGTGAGGGTCGTGAATGAAACAACCCCACCATCGCCAGTGAGCGAACTGTTTTTCGCCGTGAGGACAGAAGGCGTATTTATTATTCTTCGCATCCATTTCTTTTGACAACATTTCCCATAGTTTTCTGTTTTCACACCAATCAACAGTAGGAAAGCGAGGGCGAAAGAAGTATCCCATATTTTCTTTTTTTTTATGTTGTTATATTATAATACAAACTATCAAATTTTTAAACTATCAAATTTTTAACTACGCCTTGAACCAGATGTAAGTATAATCTTGTGATTTTGTCTTGTATTGTTTTCCCAGTTGTTGGCGGAGGTCTTCTTGAAGTTCGCACTTTGGATAATCATATTTTTCTGTAAGTTTCTTATACATCTTGGGAGACATATTCCAACAGTTATGACCTCCTGCTTTCAGATATTTCATACATAAATTCATAAGAGGAATGAGGAAGTCTTTGTAAAAGTCATCTTCAGTTTCCCACGGAGTCATATGTTGATATAGTTCAAGATTAGCGTATGGCGGTGAAGTAAGAACCATATCATAATCAAGGGTCTTGATAATTTCTTCATTCAAAGAGGTCTCCCAGAATAGTTTTACATTTTCAAGGTTCAAATCATCAATCATCTTTTCATAACCAGGTTTCAGGTCAATATTCGTATCAAATCCTGTATAATGAACGCCGAGTGAAGTCGCACCAAGCATCCTTCCTCCCCATCCCATAGTAGGGTCAAGAACAGAGGTCGCCTTGAACTTCTTGTATAAATATTTCGCCGTAGAAGCCTTGAAGGGAACAATCGCACCATTATTAATTCGATGACATTCATAAACATCTGTCGGCGATGGATAAGGATTCTTATCAACCCTGTTTCTCTTTACACTATCTTTCCATAGTTTCTCTTTCAGTTCAGGGTCTTCAAACCATTCTTCAATTGTTCTGTAATTAGTATTATTTCTTCTACACTTCAGAAGTTCTGCGAATTGATATTGATAGATAGTCTTGTTTCCGCAGAACTTTCTTGGATTAGTATCTGCTGGAAACTTACAGAT